CCTAGTAACGGAGTATCTACCACGACTGCTGACATTACCTTCCCACAATGTACTTCTACATGGGGAACAGTCAGCCACATTGGAATCTTAGATGCACTTACTACTGGCAACCTTTTGTATCACACAGCCCTAGATGCATCCAAGACCATAGAAACAGGTGATTTGTTTAAGATTGCATCAGCAAGTCTGACAGTAACATTGGCTTGATATGCCTGCTGATTACTGTGGTGCGTTCTCAATTGATAGCATCGATCAGTTTGGCACACTAGAACAAATACTCGTCTCGTTTGACGATCCAATATGGAACTCAGCTAACACTTGTATTCTGTATGGTGATGGTTCGGTAACAGCTAATGCAAGTGCATCAGCTAATGGTATTAGGACAAGACAAGGTGCAGGCTCAGTAACAGCAGATGGCACAGTATCAGCAAGCGCAGTAAGAACAAGAACCTCATCAGGCTCTATAACAGCCGATGGTACAGTAACTGCAAGTGGTTTTGCAATCCGTAGTGGATCAGGCTCAGTCGTAGCACAAGGAACAGTAAGTGCAGAATCAATCAGAATTAGAACAAGCTCTGGATCTGTTAGCTGTGTGGCAACGATCCTCGCTAATGGATTTGGAATATTTGGTGGATCAGGTGCTATCAGCGCAACTGGTACAGTATCGGCAGTCGCTGTTAGGACTAGAACAGGCTCTGGCTCTATTTCAGCCACAGGCACAGCAGTCGCAGAAGGAATCAGAGAAAGACTAGGCACAGGCAGTATCTTAGCAACAGCTACAGTTAGTGCTATTGGCGGTGTAGAGTTTGAAGGTACAGGTTCAATAGAGTGCTTTGCAACAGTTACAGCAAACCCTGTAGCGATTTATGGCGCAGTAGCTACAGTCAACGGAATAACCCTAGTTAATTGCTTTGGCAGAGTCCTAGGCGATAATTGGACAGACGAGACAGCAGGAACAGAGGCTTGGACAGGTGTATCACCTAGTGCGACAGTATGGACTGTTGCATCAGCAGGCTCAGAGACTTGGACAGGAACAACACCAACAGTAACAACTTGGTCAAATATATCTAGCGGAAACTCACAATGGCAATAAGTAGAATAACTTTCGGGGAGTGGACTCCAGATCAGCCAGGTCTAGCCAATGGCTTACAAAGGGCAGAGAATGTCTTTTCTAAAGCTGTAGGCTATGGTGCTATCAATGCAGCAGAGGACTATTCGGCAGCAGCATCCGAGAACCTAAACAATGTTGTAGCTGCTAAAACAACAGCAGGTGCAACCACAGTATTTGCTGGTGGTGCTACCAAGTTATTTAAATTAGACACGACAGACCTATCATTAGATTCTGTAGTCAAAGCCAGTAGAACGATTACTAATGTTGTCAGAACAACGAATATTGTTACTATTACCACATCGGTTGCTCATGGGTATTCTGTGGGTGATGCGCTAACAGTAACAGCAACTTCTTCAACAGGTGTTAATGGTGCAGCTATTGTTGAAACAGTACCAACAACTACGACATTTACCTATACCAAAGCAGGCACAGACATTGTTACTACTGCTGATACAGGCACAGTAACCTTTTTATATACAACTCCCACAAATCAGCGTTGGAGATTTACCCAGTTTGGTAATGTGTTAGTTGCAGCGAATGGTGGTAACAGGCTACAGGGATACAATGTAAACTCAAGTTCTACATTCCAAGACTTAGCCTCAGATGCTCCTCAATCTAGGTATGTAACAGTAGTTAGAGACTTTGTAGTGTCAGGCTATGTAAATAGCTCTACTGTATATCCAAACAGGGTGCAATGGTCAGCGTTAGGAGACGAATCCTCTTGGGCTAATTCTGCAACGACACAGGCAGACTTCCAAGACATTCCCGATGGTGGCTCTGTAGTCGGTCTTACAGGTGGCGAGTATGGTCTAGTCTTTATGGATCGTTCTATCCATCGGATGTCATATGTTGGTAGTCCTTTGGTGTTTCAGTTTGATAATATCAGCAGAAACCAAGGGTGCTACGAGGCAAACTCCATTATTCAGTATGGTGGAACATCGTTCTTCTTATCAGATGATGGCTTTTATGCTTGTGATGGACAACAAATACTACCAATTGGAAACGAAAAGGTTAATCGTTATTTTTGGTCAGATGTAGATGATGGCTTAATAAACTTAATGTCTGCTGCGGTAGATCCATTTAGAAAGTTAGTTGTTTGGGCGTATGCATCTCAAGCATCTGCAACTGTAGATAAATTACTTATCTTTAATTATCAAACAAACAAATGGACTAGTGGAACAACTAATGCTAGTCGAGTAGCTTCTTCTTCGACACCATCTTTTACATTAGATGGCATGGATGTATTTGGCAACCTAGAACAGATTTTGTCTAGTTTTGATGAAAGGGTATGGCTTGGTGGCAAGATGCAGTTTGCTGGTGTACGAAATACCAAGATTGTTACTTTCTCAGGTGCAAACAATACAGCCTACATTGAGACAGGCGATATTGAGATGCCAGGCACAACTGCTGCTATTACTCTTGCTAAACCGATTGTAGATGGTGGCTCTGGAAGTGTTGCATTGTTCTCTCGTAGGCTTCTAAGTGAGCAAGTCGTATTTGGTTCTCAGACAGCAGCAGATGCAGAAAATAGAGTATCTATTCGTGGTGTCGGAAGGTATCATCGTCTACAATTAACTCCTACAGGTCAATGGAATAACACAGTAGGGATTGATGTAGAAATGAATCCATTAGGAACTAGATAATGTTTCGATTATTACCTCCATTTGGTGCAGACCAAAGGGGCGTTGCCGAAGTAGTCAATGGCATTATGAATGGCAAGACTAACAATACAGGGTCGGTAACTCTAGCAACAGGCGGTGCAAGCACTACAACGATTACAGATGCTCGTATTGGTATAGATTCTGTCATCTTGTTGATGGAAACAGACGATACATCAGCCACAGCGTATTACCCTTATTTAGCGGTACAAGACGATACAGACCAAGCAGCGACAACAACGACAGCAGCCAATATTATGTCGTTTAGCACTACAGACTATGCTTTAGGTGCAAGTCTAGTAACTAGTACAAAACTAACAGCAGGTTACTCTGGACTCTACAACATTCAGTTTAGTGTGCAGTTTAAAAGCACAGTTAATGATCCTGAGTTTGTAGATGTATGGTTTAGAAAAAATGGTACTAATGTAGCAGCATCAAACAGTAAATTTGGTATCTCACAAAGAAAAAGTGCAGGCATTCCAAGTCATATGATTGGCTCATTAAACTTTTTTATTGGTTTAGAGAAAAACGATTATGTAGAGTTAGCTTGGAGACCATCTGATATTGGTGTAACGATTGAGCATTTTGGTACAGATACTTCACCTACTAGACCAGCAACACCTAGCATCATAGCCACAATGAGTTATCTCTCATCGAATGGCTATACCAGTAATCTTTTTACAATGCCTTATATATCAGCAGTAACCAACGGAAGTGCCACTATTAGCCATCCAGCTAATACAGTATCAGGCATGACTTATAAATACATCATCGTAGGATAAAGGAATAATTATGGCAATTGGAGACTCAACAATGTTGAACCCATTTTTAACACAATCGTTTGATCCAAACAGACTATTGCCTCCTAACTACCAAGAAGCTAGAGATGCTTTCCAAAGACAGTTAGATGCACAAAACGCAAACAATCCGCTTGGTAGAATTGGTTTGCCAGTTACAGGTAACGATCAATTTGGTCAGCAATTTGGTATGGCTTCTGATGCAGAAGCATTTAATCAGTTTTATAACCAAAATTATGGAACACCGGCTGCTGGATATACAGCATCTCCACCTAGCTTTTTACCTAGCGAACCTATCACACCTGGAGCACCAGCAGCAGGAGCATCACAGATAGACGCTACTATTCGCCCATTCCTAACAGAGGGTTTACGCCAAGCACAAGAAATATTTTTGCGCCAACAACCACAAATGTTTCCTGGTCAAACTTATGTAAGCCCATCGGAACAAACATTACAAGCAATACAAGCTCAAGAAGATATTGCTCGCCAACAATCTCCTGTTCTACAACAGGCTCAACAGGCTTATCAATCGTCTTTAGGTCAAGTAGGACAGACTGCTGCCGGTGGTTTTTTAAATGCAAACCCCTACCAACAAGCAATGATGGAGGCTGCGACTCGCCCACTAACCCAACAATTTAGCCAAGCAGTATTGCCTGGCATATCGAGCCTTTACAGCAAGTCTGGTCGTTTAGGTAGTGGTGCTATGGAAAGAGCATTGGGAACGGCTACAGAGTCGTATGGAAGGTCTCTAGGGGATATTACATCCAATATCGCAGGATCACAGTACCAACAAGAAAGAGGATTACAACAAGCGGCTCAGTTGCAACAAGCTGCATTAGCCCAAGCAGCACCCCAAATTTATGGTCAGCAGTTCTTGCCTTCTCAGACACTAGGACAAGTTGGCGCACAAAGAGAGGCAATTTTAGCACAACCTCTACAAGAGCAGATGAGTCGATTTGCTTACCAACAGCGTTTACCTTACGAGCAGTTGTCAGGCTATTTATCGTCTGTCTACGGCTCACCACTTGGTCAGTTTGGAACTCCTGCTGCACAGCCAACCTATCAAAACAGAACGGCAGGCGCGCTTGGTGGTGGTATTGCAGGCGGTTTAGGTGGTTACGCACTAGGCAGTATGTTGCCATCTAGTTTCTTAGGTGGCTATGGAGGTTTAGCTGGTGGTGCATTAGGAGCTTTAGGTGGTGGGTTACTAGGTGGTGGTTACTTCTAATTGCTAGTAAGACGATATAGCCCTCAACAAATACAGGCTCAATGGTCTGTAATAGAGGGTTATATTGATCAAGCATTAGAACAAAGTGAGTGTGATGAGTATGATTCTGCGGATCTTAAAAAATCCTTAGAAAGTGGATTACTAGATTTGTTTGTGGGTGTAGAACAAGATAAAATACAAGGTGTCATCGTTATATCTTTTGTTCAATATCCTAAACAAAAAGTAGCTTTTATTTGTGCATATGGTGGTAAGTTTGTTACAAATAAAGAAGCATATAAACAGTTGTGTTTACTTTTTAAGGCTTTTGGAGCAACGAAAGTTCAAGGTTATGTAAGGCAGTCTTTAGCAAGACTAACTCACAGGCTTGGATTTATAGATAAACAAATTTTGATAGAGCATAAATTATGAGATTTAATAATCGAGCTTGTGCCTTAATGGACATTCCTGATCTGCCACAAGGTGCTTTTGAGCATATTGGCAATGGCAAGATTAA